ATGATAGAAGGCACGATTAAAAAGGCAGAAATAGCAGAATCGATCAAAACAATCTTGTATCTTAACAAGATACAGACAAACAAGGATAAATACGAGGATCTGTTTGAACGGATCTCTATTCTTCAGGCGCGCCTAGAGAATCCAGACTGGCAGTGCTAGGAACCGCTGTGGCGTTCAAATTTTCAAGACAAGTTAAATATTTTTGGTGGTACTCATCCTGCTGGGCCGCAATCCGGCGTTTTTGAATCACGACTTCGCCCTCTTTTACGGTTACCAAACCGTAACGCACGCCACGACCGGAGGCCTTGACATCAAGCGAGCTCTGGTAATTGGCACAGCCCGAAAGAAAAATCACTAAGAATACTAATATTTTTTTTGACATTTCCAGCCTCCACAAAGTTTTTTACTCTTCCCACTGAGGACCAAACCTTAATACGGCCTGGTGCATAATTTCCTTCTGAAGCCTGGGAACCTCAAGAACGTCCATTGCTTCGCAGAAAATTTCTGCCGCCCGGGCAGAAGTATAAAAATTGATTAATTGACCGACATCATTAAAGATCCGGCCGCGTTGCCGGCAAAGCTTATCATGAACAACGGCTGCCTGCGTATAGGGCCCATCCGGAGGAAACAATGTCCAAAATATCCGCGGCACACTAGCGAAATCTGTCTCCTCGCCAACCTTGACATCAATGAACTCCGAACTCAACTCCTGACCGACATAATAACGAAACGACCGATCAACCCTCCAAACGTAAATTGGAGCCTTAAAAAAGATCCACCTTTTTTTGTAGCCCTTCTTAATTTTTGTTACTGTCAGAGGATCTGTGAAGCTGCTCATTGCTTGCAGTGCTCCGTCGAAACAAACTGACCGGTCCTGTTATCCCGGCACCCATGTTCCGTTTGAGTAAACCGGGAACATCCTGCTAACACCAGCAAAATGATCAGATATAGTAGTTTTTTCATCTTTTTACCACCGTTCATGGTTAATACAGCAGCGCAGATTGGACAAACAAACTTCCCAGTTTCGGCATTCATTTCGATCTTGCACCTTGAACATACGGGCTTTCTATTATTTTTATTCATCTTTTTGCCCATTTTTTTCAGGCTGTCCGACGCGGATACCCTTGCTTTTTAAAAAATCATACGCCTGCTTATGAAAAACCAGGGCGACCATCATGGCCGCGAAAATAAAACACTGGTAACCCCATACGTCGCACATGAATTTAATAGAGGCTTCCGTTTTTTCTCCGGTACTTTTCTTGGATAACTCTTCTTTATATTTCCAGTGTCCGTACCCGGGCGCGCATCGATCGCTAAATGTGTTTTGTTCCGGATGTGTGTCCATATTTTCAGCTTCCGTTTTTTGTATCATCTGGGTCTTCACCATTTAATATTTTTCTGGCTTTTTGGATTTTTGGTTCGTCACCGGTCGGCCTCCCGTTTGAAAACTCTACCCCTAAAATACGGGAATGGTAATTATCTGAATTTGTAATATATTGAGAAAAAATTTTTATATTACTTTCCATCGCCGTCAATCGGTGGTTAAACAAAATCAGAAATACCGCCGCGCCAACTACCCAAACACAGAATGAAATAGCGTCCTTGACGGTATACAATCCAAAAAAAACAGGTTTTTCACCCATAAAAAGTGACCTATTTTACAAATTCAACTGTCTTTTGCGTATCGATCGTTTTGGTTAACTTAGGTTTGCTTTGCCATTCTGCAAAATCCGCAACGAACTTGTCTTTCGCCGCTTTATTGGCCAACGGCACATACAAGGTCGCCATTATCCCTGGGCCTTCTGATCCGGACGTTCTCAAAAGCACACCCGCAGAAGATGTCACTGGCCCGTACATATATTTAGTATTAACAACGATCTGGCCGTCAATGAATTCAGCAACCACCCCGTCGTCGTATCCTTCTTTGATTCTGGTCGGAAACCAAGCATTAAACTCCGGAATGGTTGTCTGGACTTCATCATGAATTTGAATTGTCCAGGCTACCAATGCATCAGGCTGAGGTTTTTCCATGTGGGATGCCATCTTCCAATAGGCCGGGATCTTCTCCCAGGGCTTGCCCATCCATGGGTTGGCTTCGTAGTTAGGATATTTCTTTACCTGGTTGATTTGCATATCCTTACTTAAAATGTCCTGCCCCCCGTACTTAGCCGTTGAGAAGTAAGGCGAGTCCAACTTGACCACATACCCGTCCGGCGCGTTGGCCGGCCAGTCGTCGTTTGCTCCGGTAGATCCTAAGACCTCATCAACGCGGATCTTGGTGATCCCATCAGCCGGTAGCATCAAAGCATCCGGTGTATAGGTGACATTATCCGCAAAAGCTATCGAGCTTAAAGCGAATAACATGACCACGATTAATAGTATTTTGTTTTTACTCACAAGACTCTCCTTTGTTATGGTTAATCTGGATAACTCAAAATTTCTTCCGCGTCAGCAATTAGACCAGTATTCCCGGCCCCATCATCACCCGTACAAGTATGACCATTGCCAGTATAATCCGGGAATGTTTTTCCGTCGGCAGTTTCCCCATGTGCTAATTCGTTTAAATCCCAATAGGCCTTTGGTGCATGGTCTAGTTTTCTTTTTAATTTGTGATAGCTTTGCAGAATTTCTGTTGCAGACAATTCTCTGTTATAAGTTTTTACTTCGGATATTCTTCCATCAAATCCACGATCTAGGGCTCCTCTATTCCCAATTCGTATAGTACCGGCAGAGTTGTCTGTCAAAGAAGCCCCATTAGCACTTGAGCAATATGAACTAGCTTCTACACCATCTATATAAAGTTTTACTCCGCTAGAATTAGTAGTTCCATCCCAAGTATAAGCTACATGGTGCCACTGGTTAAGATTCATTAACGCACTAGCAATTTTAGAAAGTCCAGTACTTCCTGAAACTGAAAAGAACAACGTTTGGCCACTTCCTCCGCAGGTATTTACGGCAAAACTTAAACCAACGTTGCTACCATTCTGCTTCGAAATTATACGCCCCAAATTCGATGGCCCAAGACTGTCCATGTATATCCAAGCCGTAGTTGAACCGGCGGAATTGTACATTAAAATATCGGTAGCAGTACCACACGTTAAAGAGTCATCAGAATTTTGAAAATCTATAGAACTAAAACATGGCTGGCTAAAAGAAACCAACAAAATTAAAAATAAAATTAATATCTTCTTCATCATCACGACTCCGTGTAACAATAAGACAAAGTAAGTAAACGCCGCGTTCCCGTCGCGTCGTCATTCGTCGCGTCGTCTGCGTCGGTACTTATATTAATAGTTATATTGTCGTCTGCAGCACAAGCGTCATCCGTCGGTGTAATATTAAAAGCAGCCGGGAAACGTGCTGTTCCCGGAACAGTACTTGTTGTTGTCGCAAATGCCGCAAAAGAATCCGCGTCATCCCTTTGTGAATCACCACCAGATTGACACATAATCGCAGCTTCCCATTCAACTTCATTAGCTGTCCCAGTAGTCATGGAATAAGTACCACGAATAGTCCCATGGGCCGACCAATTTGAAGGAAGTCGAAAACGCTTTGCTGCTCCGTTATCTGCAGTTTCATCAAAAATTAAAACATTACCATTCTTACTTTCTATGAAAGCGCCAACGGTAGCGTCACCAGTTAAAGCCATTGTCCCTGTTAAAGTCATTGAACCCGGTTGTATATCAATACATTTAGTCGTTGAACCGCCGCCGCCTGAAGGCGTGGCCCATGTCCCATCACCGCGCCAAAACGTTGTAGATGAAGCACTGGTACCACTATTCAAATTCGCCACAGGCAAATTTCCAGTCACTTCAGAAGCTAAACTGATATTGCCATCCAACATGGCAAATTCTGTACTTGATATTGTGGCGCCGCCAACAGTCGTGTCATTTGATCCAATTGCAATTGCAGTTCCGATTTCGGCGTCTGAAACGTCAATCGCCGTAGTCACCGCTCCCGTAGATGTTCCGGCTATACTGATCCCGGTTGTAACGGCTGAATTGTCTTTGTTATCCAAAGCCAGCATTGTTTCAGTCGTCCCGCCAGTTGCGCTGTTATTTTCAAGAACAAGAATACGTTGTGTTAAAACATCAGTCGCCCCGTCATTCGTTATCGCTATGGAAAGAACATCTTGCGCAATTGCTGTTACGTCGTTAGTATTGGCCGTTAAATCTTGGCTTGTTTCACCAAAAGCAATTGAACCATCGGCTGCGGCGTCATTGATAGCGTCCCAAGCCGTTGCACTTCCGCTATTCTGATCTGATCCGCAACTCCACGCGTTTGTCGCTTGGTCGTAAAGCAATTTTGAAGTTGTCGCATTGTCACAATCTGGAACTGTTCGATACGTCCCGGCTGAAGTCGAATCCGATACCATAACTTGATCGTCTCCGCCCGGAGCGGCCCCGTTCCCCCCTCTAGCCACCTCCAACGCTCCCGCCCCAAAGAAAGAAGTCGCAGAGTCGCCTGTAAGCGCTGCGCCCGCTTCGGCGTCGCCTGCGGCATAATTTCCAACTGTCTCCGTCCCTAAAGTGATTGAGTCGTTGGGAACAACCAATTCACCTGTACCAGTGCTATCCGTTGTTATCGTTACAGAAGTCACATCTGCGGAACCAATTGTAATGGCCCCGGCCCCGGTTGTGTCGTAAATCGTGTCCGCTGGCCCTGTGTCGTCTGCCCCGGTAAATGTGACTGTACCAGAATCGTTACGTTTAAAAATAAAAGTGTTAGCTGTGGCTAAATCAATCGCTTCGCTGGTTGTTGAAGTAATGATATTTCCAGAAGAGCCAGTAAAGCATGCACCACTTGGACAATTCCCCATATCAGTAATGTCACCGCTCCCACTCCCGCCCAATTGCGTCCAAGTATCAGCCGCGGTACAACCATACAAGTTTTGTCCTGCCGTAGCGTTTCCATCAAAATAAATTTGACCGATTCCACAATTTGTTGGCAGCGTGTTTGTGTGTGGAAGCTGGAAAATTGGATGGCTAACTGAAAATGGGCCGTTAATCAATGTTGAACCACCGACATTTAAAGCCCCCCGCATTGTCAAAGAATTTCCAATATTAACGTCCTGTTTAATATGCACATTATCTGCTAAAATATCGCCCACCGTTAATCCCGGCAATTTTGCGCCGAACATTGAATAAGAAGCAATGCTGTTATTTTCTTCGTTCGCTACATAACAAATATTACCTGTGCAATAAACATCGTCGCCATCAATAGCCACTGAAGCCACAATTGAGGGAGAAGCCGGGTTGCTGATATTAACAATTGTTAAATCATCACCCACTGTAGACGAAACAATTGCGTAGTCGCCCATCAGATGTATTCCATCAGCATTATCCAACAAACTATTTGATATTGTCCCAACAATTGAAGGCGCCGTCGGATCAGAAATATCAACAACTGTTAAGCTGTCGTCCAATTCAGAAGTGACATAAGCGTATGCTCCCCGAACCTCTAAATCGCCAGCTTGATTCAGGCTGGTGCTGGTAACCGATCCGATAATTGTCAAATCATATGGATTTACCATACTTACAACAGTTAACCGATCATTCCCAGAATCGGTCACATAAATATAATCTCCTTGTACTCTCGCGGCATGAGGTCCATTTATAGTCGTACTGTTTTCAACAAAATCAGTTATGAACGGAGCGGTCGGATCGGAAATGTCAATCAAGGTAATCCGGCTACTAAACATGGCCATTGAAACTAAATATTTCCCGGTACATTCGACTTCATTCGCCACGTTTAAACTGCTCGCGTCTGTGATTGATCCGATCTCTGTTATTGAATCCGGGTTGGTTGGGTCCAACAAAGTGACTGTAGCGTCACCATTATTACTAACTGCGATATATTTTCCACAAACGTCAATACCATCAGGACGGCCTGTGGTGAAATCAAAGGTGCCAGCAATTGACAAGTTACTCGGGTCAGAAGTATTGACCATAGTCATAAAATGCCCACCGCCGTCTTCATTCGCAACAACATATAAATAATCTTGAGACCAAGCCAAGTGGTTAGCTCTATCTAAAAGAGTTGCGTTTGTCAAAAGGTCAAGCTGGTCCATCCCCAAGCCTTGAACAAACCCAAAAGTTTTAGGTGTAGAAGTGTCGCCTTGAAACTCTAACAAATATCCATCGCTGGCGTCATCATCTTGAACAATAGTTAAAGCTGGTGAAGATGAATCCGAAACAATGGAATCGCCAGTATTTAGAACAAACGCATCATCCACATCGCAGGATCCAGATGAACAGGTAAGATTAGTCCCACCGGCGCCGTTAATTTCCTGTTGCACAAAAGCGGTTGTCGCAATTGAAGTGTCGTTATCATTAGCGGAAGCAGTGGATCCGGCGGCTGTTGCTCCGATGGTGGCGTTCCATGTACCGGTGCCGATCGTGCCAACCGCTGTCACATTATTTAGCGTATCGATCGCTGCCTCGATGGTATTTTCGGTCGTGGTATTGATCGCATCGATGTTGTCCAGGCTGGTGGTTGCCCCGCCAGTTAGGATGTCTATGCCGGCCATTTGCAAAGTTGCTCCGGATGTTAGATTGAGCGTTCCAGTCATAACGTCTCCGGCGCTCAAAACAAAAATATCAGCTATCGCTATGTCACCTTTATCACCGTTCGCAGTTATAATGAATTCTGGACCAAAATCCAATGTGCCTGTCTGAACCACAGTTACACCATCAGACTGAACGTCGATAATAGCTCCGCCACTCGATGCTTGATTATCGACTCCGTCGGCAAACCCACCAGGCATATTCCCAATCCGATTCCAATTGACTTGATAGTCTGATGCATTTGGCCCGGAAACATTATTATCATCCAACTCCTCAATGGCTGCGCCAATAGTAGTGGCTGTAAAATTACCGTCTGCGTCGTCGAAATTAACTGCGTCGTCGTCAATGTTTGTAATTGTGTTAGCTGATCCGCTAATTGATTTATTCGAAACTGTATTGGTTGAAGTTGCGGTCATTGCGTTTTCAATACACCCGGTTATCTCGGAGCACTGGTCCTGTAAATTATCTTGAGCATCAACATAGGCCTTAACTGATTGTTGAGATGGCGGCCGCGTCGCGCTGTCTGAGGCCATGTTATCCTCATCGATCAGCTCGGCCTGAGTCAAAACGTCTGTACAATCCTGGGCATCTCCATCGGAATCAATGCCAAGAGGGAAATTTCCAGCGTTACACTTGTCCGGAGTAGTGCTCAGAGCCGTGGCTGTATCTGCGTTACCTTCCAGAGGTCCGCGAAGTTTTGCTTCAACTGGTAAAGCAAAGGACAAAAATAATAAAAAAATACATAATTTTTTCATGCTGCGACCGCCCCTTTCTCAACCCATGACCCGGAAACCCTTAGTTGAAAAACTAAAGCTCCTGAGTCAAGGCCAATTCTCCAAGTTCCGTCAGTTCCTGAATCTCCAAAATATAAAAAGCCGGCCGATGGCATTTTCATCAGCTCAGACCTTAAGTTTGCTACAGTCATTTTCCGGCTTAAAGGTGTTCCGCCAGGATCTTTGACAAGATAAACAATATCGGTGTCTGCCAGCGTTGTGACCGCCGTCAATTCCGTTAATTTTTGGTCAGCCATTCTCTACACCTCCAAGGCCAATAGATCGCCGGTTTCAAGTAAAATGGAATCTAGTGTTTCAAGAAGCAGATAATCTAACTCAGGCGGCACCAGAGGCTGTACTTCTGACCAAACAGCATAATCGGTGACAACGCCGAAATTTTTTGTCTCTCTGTCCTCAGTATCAACTTCAAGGACTGTGCGGCTTTTTAAAGAACTACTCCCGTTTAATGCTTGCCTGACCGCAAGTGCCAGCGTAACGACTTCCTCATACGTCTGGGCCCAACAAGTGGTTTGAATCCGGACATTATCCAAATTGCTGTCGCCACCCAGGCTGTTAACCGGATCAACGGAAACTCTCTGATACACAATTGCCGGCAATTGAGCTTTTGGAGGCAACCTTAATGGATAAATCCGTCGGGAAATCATCCCGGAAACCAGTGCATCCGCTAAAATAACCTCAACAAATGTCTCTTGTATCATTTTTCAGCCGCTACTTTGTCTAAAAATTCCCTTAATTTTCTAGCAAAACGATCAAGCGCCTCGAATTTTTTAGCCTCAAAAGCCGGCCTTAAAAATGGCTGGGCAGCTTGTTTTTGCGTGCCAAACTCCTGCATGAACCAGTAATATGCATCAATACCTTTTCTAACGGCCTTATGGCCCACGCGAACGCCAAGCATGTAGACTGCCGTGTGTTGTGTCGACTGTTTGGATCTCTTGACATAGATCGCTTTTTTAGCCAGCCGGCCAGTACGATACGGTGCGCGGGCCTGCGCCTCTTTTTTTATGACTTGAATCCCAGAATTGGCTGAAGATCGCAAACCCCGTTTGGTCAACTTTGGGCCAAACTGCTTTAATCTGCGCTCTAATGTCGCCAGACCGTCAACCTTCATTGTTATGGCGGGATTAGCCATCATTTACGCCCTCGGAGCACATCAATTGAAGTTCGACGTGTTTTTCTTGTGGATCAATTACGCTCTTAATATTTAATTTTCTGGTGCCGTAAAGAATTCTCATTTCGGGGACAACTCCTTCGATGTATCTTGTTCGAACCCGGATTGTGACTTCGCTTTGGACTTGCTGTTGTGCCCAAAATTCGTTTCCCTGGACCGGCTCAATGGCTGCCCAAATGGTCGCAAAATCAGTCCAGGACTCATCGGGCTGACCAAAATTATCCTGGGCCGGCGAACCGGCAACCAGTTGTTGTATTTTGATTCTTTTGTTAAGCTTTCCAGAGCCAATCATATCCCCATTTCCAGCACATAGGGCGCAAGCAGGCGCTCGACCGTCATATTTAAAGACAACGGCTTTTCCGTTTGTGCTTCACGGTTATTGTATAAGTCGGCTATCTGCATGAGCATAGCCTGTCGAATTGTTTTTGGTAAAAGGATAGATCCAAGCGGGCTGTTTCCGTAATCATAACCGGCAGTAAACCGGATCCTGATGGAATCAGATTGGTTCAAAGCGGCTGGCCAAGCGCATACCGGCCTAAGTTCGGCCGGCTCGGAGTCGGTGCCAAGGTAAAAGTCTGTCCCCTCGACCATGGTTACCTCGTCCCCGTTTGGATCAAGATATTTAAACGATGTGACCGCAATTAACGGTGGCCGTAAAAGGATGGCCTTTTTCCCCACATAGGGAAATTGGTCAAGCGTTAACTCTAAAGTCTGGATCCCGATAGCACGCCGAGTGTTTTCTTCGCATAATTGCCTGGCGGCCGCAATCATTCCCTCAATGACAGCCTCTTCATCATCGGCGAAATCAATGCGCATGAAAGCTGCGGCATCATCTACATCGATGATTTCTACTGGCTCTATGATAACCTTTAGCACTCTAACGCCTCCTCAAGCGGAAATTTTTCAAAACATCTAAGAGCTGTACTGCGCGTAGCGTTTAAAACGTGTATCTTTTGTTTTTCCAGGTCCCGCGCGAGCGGCATCATTCGGTCAATCCAGTCCCGGAAATTTGCCTGCCGGTTAAGTTCTCCTGGGTGGTTCGGGTGCCAGTGAAGCTTTCCGCCCGTTTCCTGCATGTCGTAACCCAAAAGAATTATTTTTGTCGCGCCAAAAAGGTAAACCAGATTGATCAGCTGATAACCGCTATTCCCGCCGGTATTAATCGTTCCGTGTCTTCCTAGACCGACACCGTCTGTTTTGCCTTTGATAATTTTGATACCGTATCGCGCTGCCTCGTGTTCGAATGCCCACGCCTCCCCGCGAAACGTCTTGCAAACCTCGTCAATATATTTATCCCACCATGCGCCGTCACACGCGTAAAGAACGTCGGCCCAGGGAGCCATGCGAAACGTAGTGTTTATAACAGCTACTTTCCTTTTTTCGGCTTTGAAACGCCACTCTTTGACCCTTTCGCAATCTTCGGCTGTGAGACTGCCGCCGCTTGCGATGCAGCACCAGACGTTTTCTCCATAGTGGGCTGATTGAAAAAAGGTTTGGGTTCCTCTTTTACTTCGTTCTTTGGCAACTCTTCAATCTGGACCAGACCGACTTTAACGTGGTTTTCAGCCCAACCTTGGTCTACATCAAGGACTTGGCCTTGGCTGACGTTGCCGTGCTGTGTACTTATAAAACTTCTTGTTGCTATAACACGCATAACTGCCTCCGTAGTTGATATAACTGGCCAGCCCCGTGAGGAGCCGGCCAGTTATTAATTTTGGTGATTTATTACAATGTCAAACTTCCGTATCGAACAGAAGCTGGTCTGTAGCCGGTTAAGGCTGACCGCTTTTCGGCCCGGATGGTGATCAAGTTTTTCTGGAAGTTTGTATCGTCGCTGTCGCTCATCTCGACAATTGTTTGTTGTCTTAACCAGTATTGGAAAGCGATGTCAAAGGCGGCGATTAACAACTTCCCGGCCGTCATGCTTGGTGTTACGACAACCGGAAGACCCCACAAGAACGGCCCCATGGCTGATCTTGGATCCCCGATCACGTAACGGTTGTCGGCAGAACCGACCTTGGTGCGCTCGATGTTACCCCAATCGGTCGGGTTAAGCACAAGCCCCGTTGCCAAGTAATCGGCGTTATCGATAACGTATTTGATCCGGTTGATGGTATCAAGCGCGTTATCGCCGGTTTCCGGTGTGAAACCAGTCATGTTCGGTGAAATTGTCATCCCGGTCAGGTTTTCGCCGACCCCGTCACCAGCGATCAGCTGCTGGTCTTCGCGCAAGTCGACGCCGTACTTTAAGCGGGTCTCAATGTATGAGATCAGCATTGGTGCGTCGTCCTTGACCTGTCTGGAAACTTTCAGCCAGTGGGCGATTGTCTTGACGTTAGCCGTATAAAGTTCAAAGGTTACGTCTGTTTGTGGCTTGCTGGCCGCTTGTTTTGTTTCAGCCGCGTTATTCGTGAAAGTTAATTCACGGGTCGCTTCAATGATGTCCTTGGTAGTGGTACCCATGGGGATCAAATCCTTGACCCTAAGACGGCGGAATGCTCCAGGGATAATCCCGGCAATGCGGTCGGCCGGAAGAAGCGTATCGCTGTTTGTAGCCGGAGACCCTGCCTGGCTGATGATGGTATTGTTAAATGCCTCTAAAGTTTTCTCGATTTTAATGATACATCTTGTCGACTTGCCGCTGGCGTAGTGCTTGTATTCATCGCTTTCAACCACCAGCTGTCCGAGCGATTTTGGTGCAACTTTACCGGAAGCGATACCGTTGACCAATTTTTGTTCCGCCTCTAACATACGGTCGGAAATGTCCTGGACGTCCTTGACGGCCTTGTTGGCTGTGTCGATGGCGTTTTTAACGGACTCCTTCGTGCCGTTTTCGGATGTTTTAACAAGCTCCCGGATGTCTTCCAGGGCCTTGTTGTTCTTGGTCTTGAATTCTTCAAAACCATTATTCAATTTTTGTAAAAGTTCTTCTGACATAGGTATTAACCCCCTGTGATAGTGTTTAGTAAATTCATGATTTGTTCTTCGGAATAACCGGCATCACGCGCGGCGCCGGAAGCGGTATCGCACACACCACCGGCATTTTTTAAAATTTCTTCTCTCTCTTTGCGGGAAAATCCTTTTAACGAAAGAGCCGACTCAATCTGTCTTCTTGCAAGTGCCCGGGCAAGCTTTTCGGCATCCTCGTCTTTCTTAACAGACTTGTTGGATAAAATCTCATCGGCAAAACCAAGATCGAGCGCCTCGGCTCCTGACATCCAGGTCTCGGCATCCAGTAATTTGTTGACTTCTTTAAGCTCTTTGCCTGTCCGGGCAACGAAAACACCGGCTATGGCCGAGTCGAATTTTTCAAAAATGTCAGCTGCTTCGCGCATATCGTGCCGGTTCCCACATAAACATCCCCAGGCGTTGTGGATCATAATGAATCCGGACTCAGCGATCTTTATAGTGTCGCCGGCCATAGCAATAACAGCGGCGGCCGAAGCGGCGAGGCCAGGAATCTTAATGGTGACATTACCTTCATGTTCAGCCAAAATGTTATAAATGGTGACGCCCTCAAAGACGTCCCCACCGGGAGAATTGATTGATACGACAACATCTTTTTTCTTACCGATCGACCGCAGGATAGCCGACAGTTTTCTTGCGGTAAATCCACCGCCCCAGAAGCTTTCGCCAATCTGTTCATATATGGTCACTGTGTTTTCGTCGTCGTCGGAAGCGCGCACATCCATTGGCCACCGTGAAAGAATATTTTGGTCAATCCGGTTTTCAGGTAACCTAAAGTTGACCGGATTCAGTATTGGCAGACTTTTTTTGCTCATTTTTGTTGCCTCCATTTTTGAATTGCGTACCCGATTTCTCCAACGGGATCATTTGTTGCTGCACGTAAAGCGAGTCACCGCCTGGCTTATCTTCGAGACCCTCTCTGTTTCTGCATTCGTTCGGCGTTTTGATCCCGCCTTGTATTGCCGTCTTGTAAGTTTCGAACCGTGTCTTCTCGTCGCCGCTCAAAAGTGATTCAAGGTCATATTTCGGGATTATCTTTTTTCTTTCGGCAATTGGCAGAAGCCTGGTCGTAATACTTGATTGAAGTCGATTAATGTATGGGCTCAACCCTAGCTTATAAAAACCTATAATCAGCTGTTCAATGCCGGATCCCCAGCCTGTTGTCGCTTTGGTGTCGTTTATCAGGATCGACGGTACGTTAAAAAATCTGGCTATATCCTCGGTCTGAAACTGTCTGGATTCCAGCAACTGAACATCTTTTGGATCCATGGTCGTCTGCGTGAAAGTCATACCGGCTTCAAGGATCCGCAGCGAATCTTCCCCCCCCTCAACCAGATCCGAATAATTTTCCCGTATCGTTTTACGCTGTTCCTTATTGAGTTTCTTATCGATCATCAGGATCCCGGAAGGCTTAAACCCATTGTTGGCCATTTTGCTGACACGTTCGTCGCAGCTGATCGCAATCCCGATACAGTTACGCGCATACTCAAGCGTTGAGATCCCGATCACACCGTTTCCAAACTGCTTGTTGTGCCACATGGATTCCTCCGCATACACCCCGAGATTGCGGCCGCTGTAATATTCGTGTGTGATGTTTCCATCCTCGCCGAGGATTGTGCGCACCTGGGGTGTCATATATGGCATCAAAGAGATTACCTGGTCCTTAACATTTCTGTCGACGCGATGATATGAGTTTCCGTGCAATGCTAACTGGTAGACAAGCGTCTCCATAAACTCGGTGTAGGTCTGGTATCTGTTTGGCTTTGTCGTCATGAGATTCTGTAAATCATGAAACTCAACCGGAACAAGTACACCGCCAGCTTTCCTTTCAAAGAACTTAAGCGGCAACCCGGCAATGGTTTCCGCAAGTAATCGGGTACAGGCGAAGACGGCAGAAATCTGCATCGCTGTATCAGGAGTTACCGAACGCGTCGTCATCCGCCCGGATCCCGGCTCTAAGTTCTGAGATCCTGGCACCCTCTTCGACGCACCCCAACCGAACCATGAACCAATGTTAGACCATAGAGCCAAAGCGTTACCTCTTGGATAAAAAAAAGGGACGCCTCGCGTGTTTTTACGCAAAGCGTCCCAATGATTATTTTTCGGAACGTAAAATTTTAACTAAAAAAAGAACTGAAATTTATTACCGCATGACATTAATATATATAATTTAACGATTTGTGTCAAACTATCTTTCATATTTTTAAAACAATTGGATTATTGATTATCTCGTCGAAGTCTTCCTCTTCCTCTTCTGAAATCATTGTACCGATCGCCATCAATAGAGCTGTCATATCATCAATTTTGTCGTTACTTTTTTTCTTGTCGGGCGCCATATTGGTGTTGGCATCAAGGCGCGAGACAATGTTAGACGCGCACCAAGTAAGCACCGGATCTCCGGAATGCCTGAACCGTTTGGAAACATACGCCTCTTCAAAATATTTCATGGCCGGATGGTATGACTTCGGGCCCTGTATATATTCAAGCATTTCGATTTCTTCCCGGGACAACTTCTGCGCCATCTGTGATGCATTCCAGGGGTCATACCCAATGCGCATGATATTAAACTGCTCGCGTAACTCAATAATCTTTTTTAGGATCACGTCGTAATCGGTTGCCTCGCCGATGGTTTGGATAATATGTCCGGATTGCACCCAAGCGCCGTATGGGACAAGGTTTTTCTTTACTCTTGCATGGACTGTAGTTTCGGGAACGAACCGCCAGCCATGGGTGTATATAACTTTTTCAACTTCCCAAACCAACCGGAACGATGTCAGATCCCGCGTGCTGGCCAGGTCCAGGCCACCATAACATGGGTATTGTTTGAGATGATCCAGGTTAACCGGTCCCTGGCAGCTCTTCCAGGTCTCTAAATTTATCCATCCATCCGCTACGGAGCTCTGCCGGTTGCACCGTTTGATAAGAAATTCGGCGTGTTTCCCAGGCATGACCTTGGCTTCTTTAGCCTCTTTCTCTATGGCCTCCTTCAGCTTCGCATTGCTTTCCAGGATGGGGTTTGCCTTGATCCATACATCCGGGTCAAACTCATCGTCCTCTTTATCGATCGCGTAGAACATGACCAGGAAGTGGTCGGCTTCGATGACCTCTTCGAGTATCTGCTGGACAAATTTACGCAGCTCAGGCCACGGCCCGGGCGATTCGTAACCTTCTGTGGTTGTAAACAAAAACAAAGGGCTATGCCTAGCGCCGGCCGCGGATTGTAATACGTTAAGCAGATCGTGGTCCTTGTGCGCATGGATTTCATCCAGGATAGCGCATGACGGGTTTAACCCGTCCTGGGTGGACGCCTTGGAATTGATCGACTTCATAAACCCGCCGTTAGCGTAGCACGCTACCGTACGGGCATAAGCCTCAACGTTGAACGCTTCACGAAATGCCTTGGTCTTTTGGACCATCCGCCTGGCGACATTGGTGACAATAAAAGCCTGGTCCCCGGTCGTTGCGGCCGAAATGATCTGCGGGCCTTCGTCGTCTTCGACGGTCAGGCAGTAAAGCCCGATCGCTGCGTGCAGCGTGCTCTTGGCGTTCTTTCGGGCAATGGCGAAAAGGGAAGACGTGAACCGTCTGGATCCATCGTGTTTGCGGAATCCAAACAGATTGGCCAAATAAAAAACTTGGAAGTCATCGAGGATAATGTTGGGGCTTTCCCATTTCCCCTCGACGTGCGGAAGGTTGGAAACAAATTCGCAAACGCTGTCAACCTCATCCTCGTTAAAATAAAACGGGGCGGATCTTCCGGTCGCACGGTCCAGATCCTTCAAAAATCGTTTACAGGCTAATATGGTCCACTTGCCAAATTTATTTTTTTGGCTTTTGTTCTGTGCTGACTTTGCGTATTTTACTGCTCTTTGAACCCAGCTTGACATCCTTGGCCTTCTTTATTTTTTCAAAAGGGTTTTCTTTTGGTTGTTCCCTGACGATATGCACCCGCATTCTTGCAGCTGGCGTCATACCTAACTGTTGAGCATACATGACAAGGGCCGAGCGTTCATGCCGGCTGATATTAACTAGCGGATTGGTGACAAGATTCCCATTGGCGCCATCGATCGTTAACGACTCATTTTGCAGCTGCTCTTCGGCTTCGCGCCATCTCACGTAACTGCAGCAATATGATGCGAGAACGGCGCCGTCAATTTTTTCAAGAACGCGCAGCGGACGTAAAAGCTCGACGGTGTGAATCCATATTTCTTTTTCTTTGTCTGATAAAATATCTGGCATGTCGGGCGGATCGAATGCGACAATATTGGAATCTATGCCGTTCGCTTTTGTCACCGGCAGCTGTCCAGTCATCACCCGCAATGCTTTTTTCTTTGGTAAAGGCCCGCGTTTTCCCATGGGTCAAATAAATACCTTTTCAGGATTTTCCAAAAACTCACGTTTACAAAAAAACGGTTGGCAGCCTGGTTTCCGCAACATGTTACAATTACTTATGTTATGCCCCCCGTCATTTGTGTGTATATACATATGTAAACCAATCTAATCATTAAGGTTAACAATAGGATAGCCATCGATGCCGATGCGTGTCCTTTTCTTCTTGATGCCGAGATCCTTCATTGTTTTTTTATCATGACACTCTGTACAAATACCTTGCAGGTTCGTTCTTATGTCCTGGCCACCACGCGTGACTGGTATAATGTGGTCAACCTGTGTTGATGGCTGTCGCTCACATATCATGCACACCGGCTCTTCAACCAATACAACGTGCCTCAACTTCATCCATTTGCGGCCGCGTGTTCTTTGGTATCTCTCTTTCCCCATTTAAAATAACCCCAGACAGCCAACACAAAGTAAACTAAGAACAAGCAGCCCTGTGCTGGTAGCCCATGCATGAAGTCAATAACTGCCCAAGATGCGTTGGTTAGCATCCATACAGCAAAGCCCTCACGCCTGTGATTAATATTCAATACTACACCGACGATGCTAAAGACAGTCAATAGCCATTGGATCATGGATTACCCACCTTCTGACATATAGCATATATGTAGGATGGCACACCGTTCCTTTGTAGTGTTTCCGCGTTTCGTACGGCGAATCCGCAACGAACTAAGGCACTCAGCGCACCGGTATCAGTGAATCTGAATCGATCGTAGGAGTGCGGCGGATAACCTAAAAGCACTGAACCAAAGAGCATTAACCCACCCATCCTGAGCATTGCATTGCAGGCCTTTATCATTTGAAAAGGATTATCGCATTGCTCAACGACACCATTGCACAGTAGCGCATCCGCAACAGGTAAGTATTGCTCCGCGTTGAATTGGTCCATTGATTCAATATCCAGAAGGATGTCCGGCTTCTTGTTCTTGTCCCGATCAATCGTTCGATAATGGTACATAGAGAACCGCTCGGAATAATCGTGTAGGTGTGACTTCCCAACATCATAAAGAAGGCAGCCTGGATCCAATCGATTGGTGAATGGTTCAAAAAGCTCGTGGTATTTTACCCTTTCAGGGCTAAGTTTTCCGTCCATTGTTTGTATGCCATCCTTCCATCGCCTTTAAAGTGGACAATTTTGGCACTCTTGGCTGATTCGTCCAAATAGAAATTGTTGTACTCTCTGCAGTTCAACATCTTAATCTTTATCCCCTTGAAAGTTATAATCTCCCCATGTGATTCCATCTTTGAGTGTCTAAGAATAACCCGGTTAAAGGCTTCCTGATCGTAAAGGGAATTGATCAGCTCGGCTTTGGAATATTTCAAGAAATCCCTAGAGAACTGATTATTCTTTAAAAAAACAACGCCGGAATTGATGTAGCCATCCCGCACCGGATCAGCTGATCCGTGCCGGTCTTTTATGTCTCTAAGTGTCAGTGCAACGTCACAATCAGCCAGAACCTCCTTGATGTTGAACGGCTTGAGTATTAAGCAATCACCGTCCATCCAAACGAAATCATTTGGATATATATCGAGCATTTCTAACATGAAGATGACCTTGTATTTCCAGCATAAACTTAAATACAGCTCTTCATGGCTCACAATTGTGTGATCGTCCGTCGGAGCATTATAAATTAATATACCCATGCCATGCCGGTCGGCTGACTGGTGAAGAGTTTCGAGGCGGTTGTTCCATTCCGGCGTTAATCTGTTCCTGAATCCGGTTATTATTGTCATAGTCCCTGGTCAATCCTTTCGTACATTTCAGCGTATTGAGGTATGATGCTTGCCCATAGATATTTTTGTTCGATGAGCTTACGTCCAACGAATTTCTGAAGGGCTTTTTTTACACCCTCAGCTGTCGGATCTTCAATGAAATCAACCCAGCCGGCGAACTCTTCCCATGCGCCCTGTTTCGTCATTAATACGGGTACATTGCAGTACAGCGCCTCAATGATAGTATTATTAAAACCTTCCGTTAATGATGCGTGCACATACACATCAAGGCTTTTGTAGAATTCGCTCATCCTGGTGTGCGGAAGATCCGGCTTGTTGTTGTTATAATTGGCCGTCCGCATCTCCAATCCCAAATCCTCGCAGGCCTGCACGATTGCGGACATGTTCTTGGCCTCACGATTTGTTCCAGAAAAACCGACAATGGGCTTTTTAGATTCTTTGAAAATATCTGTGTCAATGCCGTTAGGTATATAGACTGCGCCGGTCACTTTGGCCATGGTCGGGCCAACGGACGTCTTGTATGGGCATATTTCCATTAGCTCCTTATACTGTTCAGGATCAACACCGTGTCCGATAAAATATGATCGTTCGTTAACGATCGTCAAAAGGCACTTTTTTAGATTCCTTTTTATAAATGCGTAATGATGTGTCAGGCCGTAACTGAAATTGAAGTGGATAATGTCAAACTCGCCGGCGTCTTTCAGTGCCGGAGAGTTTGCCAGGCCGGCTCTTATCGTAATATCGTATTGAGGCAGGTATTTCTGGATAGCCTTTGCACGATTATGTATCGCCCAATTATTAATTAGATCCGAAAGTATTAATATCCTCATCTCGTCACCTCGATTAAATTACAATCCATGATAGGAGGACATTGCCACCCCATCGCATTGTAGGAACGGTAAATCGACATGCATTTGTTGTGGAATTCTAAGTCATTCTTATGTTGCGACAATGGACTGCCCTGAAAATAAGGCCGAATCTCATACCAGTCCGCCCTCAAGCAAATATCTGTCGTCAACATACGATTGCCGGTCATCTTAACCAGCTGATTTAGAAACATATGGTCCGTGTGCCCGTATTCCCCCCAGCCATTATGTGTAAAAATCGATTCATCCTGAGGAATCAAATCACGAACCTCAGAAACGAACCTCAACAATTCATTGTGTTCTTTTTTTACGAATCCTGAATCATGCCTTAGGCAGATAGTCTCGGCTCCTACGAGTTTTCCGATTTCGTGGAATGCTTCGCTTCTTCTTCGGCACCATTGCCTGGTCTTGTGTGTTTTATCATCGACACATGCAATGATACGTCTTGCTTCTCGGATCACCGGCCAGGCAAACAAAAATTCATCATCCGGATGAGCTATTAAGATAGTAAGATTTTGTTTCATGTTATTTTTCTGAATATGGCTGTTTTTTGTGCTGTTCCATAGATAATTTCCATTGACAATTTTCCGCTTTCCATGGCCTTGATATACTCTCTGGACCTTGAATACTCTGAGCGTTCAAAATCATCAAAAATAATGAATCCGCCCATTTTTATGTAATCTATTGCATATAAAAAGCAATTCACACGTTCAACACCGTCGATGATAATAATGTCGAATTGTTTAAAGAATTCCGAGAAATAGAATACGGTCGCAACGTATTTGTGATGTGTGCTGTTGTAAACAAAAAAATCGACATTATTAAGCCGGTTCTCACGGCAGATCCTTTGAGCCACAGCTTTCCAGTTCGTATCATCGTCCATTGAAACGACGTGCTGGGCTCTCTCTGCAAGCCATGGGGTTGAAAGACCGGTTCCCCATTCAAAAATCACATGTTCCGGCCTGATAAGCGCTTCGATCGGCTTTATTGATTCCGGCGCCCATCCTGGGATCTTTGGGAATACTCCTGTCATAAATCACCGTCCTGATTACTCAATACATTCGAAACGGCCGGGCTCAAGGTCCCGCGGCATCCGCAGTGTTCACATACAGCAGCATCGCTTGTAACCAATACTCCTTTCGGATAGTTTTCGTAATATTGATAATTGCAGTTTATACAACGCACCAAAATTGGCACTTTTTCATTTTTTTGCGAATCCATAAAATTCCCTCACTTTTTCATGTCCGATGTGTAGTATTATCTCGTTGCCGCAGCCCTCATCGCCGGCACAAACACACCACTGCGGCGGCAAGAGACAAGGATAGAAAGCACAGGCATAAACGGCTCGCCACAAAGCTAAGGGCAGCCTTATTGGATTATGTCTCATGATCCTGGCTGCTTCCTCGATTACTGCTCTTGCCGCCTGATCTTTTTTGTTTAAGGCTATAATGGCACTGTTAAAGGCATATCCGGTGCCGTTCGTTTCATCTAATCCGAGGTCAGTGTCAGCACCTATCAAGGTGTCAACGCGGACCAAGTGCCGGTTATTTGACGGGAGACAAAGCCCGAATTTATCGACCAGCGGCAGGATTGTCCGGACGTCCTGGCTGACGATGTGCATGTCAGCATCCAAAACGATCACGGTGTCGGCATCGGAAGCCAACATTTTTTCGAGCTGGTTATAATCATGCATTCGCCATCCCCAGCGCGTGTGCGATCGATCAAATCTCAGTGTCGCGTTTAATTCGGTATAAACAGAAATATTCGCCTCCGGGAAGTAGCCGCCAACATTCAAAAGGTTTGGCTCCCATTGCGAATAGAATTCAGAAAATATGATCTCTAGCTTTTTTGACATTCTACGCCTCTCTAAACTTTCGGCTGGCCTGCCAGTGTGAAATGACCGGTTCTCCGCAATCCTTCATCAAATCGAATATCTGACAATATGTCGCCGGAAAATTTATAACGACAAGCTCGGGGCTTGCTGAAATTGCGTGAGGAATTATTCTCTGGGTTAATGTTTGTCTTGGAAGCCGTTTATTTAAAAGGATCCACCTGTCGATAAAAAGCATGGTCTTGCCATTGTAAGAGAAGTACATTGTCCCACCCAAGTGATCTCGTCTATTCCAAGGAAAATCATGAATATGTATTCCAAAATCACCCTCGAAGCAATCAAATAATTCCGGTCTTTTTTCAATTACTGCGTCACAGTCCAGCCAGACAACATCTCTTCCGTGCTTTTCCAACATTTGCCTAACAAATTCAGCCCGCCAATACATCGTATCAAGCCAGCTGCCGTTTATCTTTTCGATCTGTTGGATGTCGGTTTCGTAACCAAATCGCAGGGCGGAGTTTTTCATCCGCTCTGCTAATTCGGCGTATTCTTTTGTGAAAAAGGAACAAATAACCGGCATGGATTAGAGGTCTTCTAATTTGATGTGTGAGCAGTTATCGTTTACGTGCGTGCCCAGGCAGTTTTTTACGGCTTGCGTGCCTTCCGGTCCCCACTCGCCTTTATGTGTCTTGTAGGCGCCGTACATCGTTCCAAGCGTAATTGCTCCGATGACGCTTGCTTCCATGACGGTAAGCAGTAAAAACACGTAAGCTTTTCTTGATTTGATTTTCTTGAACATTTTAATCTCCTTTTGTTTGTTTTTTTTTACCATTCAATACGTACTTCGCCACCACCGCCGTTCCCACCGACTCCGCCAGTTGATGAATATCGTGCGGCTCCACCACCGCCCGCACAAGTCCCTCCAGGGAACAAAGCTCCGTTTGTTACTATCCCGGCCTCGCTTGCCCCACCCTTTCCCAACATAGAAGAACCTCCGGCACCGCCTGTAGACGCGGAAGAATTAGCCCCAGCACCACCGCCGTATATATATATATTCCCGGATGTTGTTCCCGAGGCATTCAATGTTGTCGCCGAAGCTGTAGCCGACCCACCTGGTGAATCCACGTCATTATCAAACTCTCCAAAATCACCACCAAGTGTTGTTAGGGTATAGTTGGAAGGCGAAGTCGTGCCTACAAATGTGCTGTTGCCGCCAGCAGAACCATCGGCGGCGTTACCCCCAGCACCACCAGAACCAACCGTTACTGTATAACCTGCCCCTGGTGAAACCACCATTGAATGCGCAATAATAGACTGACCGGCTCCACCACCGCCACCGGCAAATAAAGTATTGGACCCGCCCCCGCCCCCGCCCCCACCACACATTGTAACCAAAATTCTGGTTACACCAGTCGGCGCTGTAAATGTTCCGTTTCCTGTAAATACCTGAGACGTTGGATTACTAAGATTGCTTTTTTTAACTTTTTTCTTTGCATGACTTGCGGCGCTGTCCTCTATCAAAAATAAATCATCTGCGACAAGCGTCGTTTTTTCGGACATCGCGTTTATTTCGCCCGCAGTTGTCTTTGATATTTTTCCATCTGCGTATGCTTTGACAGCCTTCTGCGTGGCCGCATTTGAATCAGAATTTGCTGCTAATCCCGTATCGGTATCAGTAGTTAAAAGTGCAGCTGTACCAATCGGAGAGCCATTTCTATACGGGATCCAATTCGTTCCGGATCGGCTGGCCGTGGTGATCCATGCCGAATTTGCATTGTCCCGCTGCTTTAGCAGGTTGCTTGACGTATCAAACCACCACATGTTTGCATACATCGTGGCTGGTTCAGTTGCCCCGCTATTGTTATTTGCTATTGCCGTCAATACATTATTAATGTCCGAGCGAACTGTTGCCCCGGGTGCGTTGCTAATAACGTAATCGTGCTGGGCAGCATGGGCCTGAACAGAAAAAAGTAATGCCGCAAACATTAATATGATTTTATTTTTCATCTTCACCCCCATTTTTTAAACTACCTCATCAACGTCTATGCCTAATTCATCGACGAGGATGTTATAGTCGAGACTTTCTCTGGTTAAATGCACATAAAATTCAAAAGCCCTGGCTTCAAACTCAGCGCTGTCAAGTTTTTCCCATGCGCTCCATGTGACTGGGGAACCTCCAGGATCATCGTCCGTGTGCCGGACGTATACTTGCGCATCCGCGCCTGTTACCAACGATTGGTCAAAATCTTCCCAATCATCCATGTTGTCCAATCGATCATCAATGTTGGTTGACGTATCAAAAATATTAACCACCAAACGGGTTGTTAGGCGAACCCTTTGGACAGATAAAAGATCGATTCCTTGCGAAAATTCATATATACCTTCAAGCACGGCCGGAGAAGCTGACTCATCAATTGTTAAATCGCCGGAATTTTCAACCGTGTCGTTATGATTTCCAAGCCAGTCGGGCGCTTCATCGAGTGTATCAACCGAAGCAAATTCGTGAACGCTGGCCTGTTTGGTGGAAACAAACGTAATTGTTTCTGAAGGATTTCCGGCTACATCAAAGACTTGTGCCAGATAACTGCCTGGCTTCAGCGGAAGTACATGTGAAAGTGTGCGTGCCCGGGCGGCCTGACCGATCGTTACGCTGTGCGATAATTGTGGGTTATCAAGCTCGGGCGAATGGCGAAACACCACCTCACCGCCAAAAAGAACGTCTAATTCTGTCGGCCGGTCCCAACGGATTAATGCCTGGGCCCCAAAAGTGGAAATCGTCATGCCGGACAAAGGCGATGGCGGAGTTGACTTCCCGACAACCAGATGCGATGAAATAACAGCCCATGGACCAGGCAAACGGTTGGGCACAACAAACCGCAACCGAATATCCCATGTTTCCGCAGTCCGGACGTTTGCGATAAATATGTGGTTATTCTCCAAGGAATCGATTAATGCCGTAACCCAAGGCTCATTGGTTCCGCTGGGACGCATCTGTACACGCAGTTCCGGCTCAACACCAAACAACTCCTGGTTGAGCGGGTCAAACTCAATGCCGATCCTGATCTTTAATGTTTCACCGGATCCAAGGACCATGGCAGACTCATCCGATATAACATTTCTGATGACCGGAGCCGGGATTGACTGTAAAGCGGTCAGCCTGGTTTCAAATGCAGGTATTTCCTCACTGTCTGAATTAAATATCGCTTCGCGGTAAGGTACGGCTGTGATCTGCGCGCGAAAATCGCTGTCAGGAATAATTGAAATAATCGATGCGTCATCTGTCTCCTGGCCAAGGATCCCAAAACCAAGAACGTCACCAACTGCGATTGCCGGCACGGCCGGAGATCCAACGCCGGGGATCGGTGAGCTGAAAACAAGATTTCTTGTTGCCCCGAGCACTGTATTGACCTGCCCGCTAACCTGGCCGTTTATGTTTCTTATCGAAACACCGTAATTATTTCCGGACTCCATCGTGACCTGTTCGTCAATCTCTATCTCCGCGACCTCGACAAGCGGCGAACCGGTTAGGGTTACTGATTTCACACGTCCAAAAGCCAGGCCAACCAATAAAACGTCATGGGTGACCAGGACTCTGTCCCCGCGCTTGTATGTCAGATACTCCATGTCCTGTTTGAAGGACCAGCGCTCCGGCTGCAAGATTGCCTGCGCTATGCGAAACCTCCCCAATTTATAAATCTGATCCGGATTAGTGACCCCGGGCAATTCGATCGTTTCGTATAATGTTGCGTTACCGTCATTGAATCCATCCCGGAAAACTCGCCGTTCATCTAACCGGAAGTCCTCATTTTCGTTGGGGAAGCTGATCCGCCATCCATGCGGGATGTTAATAAACAGGCGCTCTGCCTTGAAATCAAAGCTGTTTCGTGGTGTGATATAGCTGGCAACCGGTTTGGTATCTTCGATAACAACGGACCACTTGCCGTTTATCTGGGTTGGTGCCGCGCGGCCGGCTGCGGCTATGTCGGCCAGGGTTTCCCATATGGAAGACTGAAAATCCCGGATCATGTTAAATTCAAAGCCTTTTGCAACACAAAACTGATGCCAGTCTTCTAAGGTCTCAATGTCAACTCTGATATTCGGTAACGGGCTTGAAGATCCGTTGCCTTGTAGTACATGCCGGAAAAGCGAAGCCGGATTTTGTGTTTCCTGCTCAACCCAGGCCGGAGACCCGCCAACGTAATCCGCAGCAACACTCGTAACAACACCGTTAAATATATCCACAATGCCGGTGAATTGGTCCGTTGCCTGGATGATCATGGCTGTAACGGCAACCGGTACCGGTGAATTAATCGGATCTTCGTTTGTGATCGTTCTGATCGAAGTTAAAAATACCTGGTCAAAAATTTGTGTCGATATTGTGTCGTCGCTTGTGCGGCGGATCCGTATATCATATTGGCCGCGGGTGGCAACGCCCCAACGAATTCCGTGACGGATGGCTGATGTACGGCTATGGTTGAATGTGACACTGTTTAAATCGCTTCCGGAAAGGTTCATCCAAGACGAGGAAAATGTTGTCTGGAACTTTGTGTTATTAACATCGATCTTTTGCCACGGTGAAGATCCGACTAAACGGTATTCTATTTCGATATTCACTTGCCGGTTGATCTTGTTCCCGCGGTCATCGAACTGCACAAGGCCCTGGGGAAAAGTTATATCAACGCTCAATTCATCTGCATCTTCCGCGCTTGTTCTTTGGACCCATGACGTTGCCTGTGATAACAGGACGGAAAAATCTTCCTGCTCAACAATGTTTGTGAATAATGTCAGTGGGTCATCCGTGTCATAACCTTCGCGGTGTTCGATCTGGTAACCGGTGAATTGCGATAACGGAGTATCGCCGATTTTCAGGCTGTCCGTATCGATCGACAAAGGACCAATCCCCCAAACGAAAACAAACCGGATAAATTGTTTGTCTCCAATCACCTCTGTGTATGGCTTGGCTCCGAGTGACGGATAATGCCGGTATTGTCCAAGGATCACCGGTACCGGACTAAACGGCCGCAGCTGGTTTCGCGCACCCTCAATGAACAAAGTCGGGCTGTCCTGCTGGCCGGACTGGCTGGTCAGCTGCGCCATCTTCGGCGGCCTGACAGGTGCGATCGCATTAACGGCCAACATCCCGGCCGCGCCTATGGCCGCGGTGAAAACGGCTGATGTGAATGTGAGCAGGTTGGCTGTTGCGGCTGTCGCCACGCCGTACGTTGGAACAAGCGCGCCGGCAACGGCTGGCCCGGCCCACCAGGCGGCCGCAATAACGGCCAATGACAGGATTGTGCGTAAAGGATTTTTCCCACCGCCGCCACCGCCGCCGGTTGGTACGATGAAGGCCCGCACCTCAACAAGAATGCCTGCCTTTGGCCTGTAGCGGTCCCAAATTGCTACCGGCACGATCTCACCTCGAACGAAAACCAAAAATCTGTATTTGACCGGTTTAAGCGCATCTGGCAGGCATATCTCAAGCATCTGGGAAATACTCAAGCCCTGCGGGACATTGAAATCTTCACGCTCACTGATAAACGGATTTTTTACGGTTGCTAACCGAACTAGATCGTTCAATTTATCCTCCGGTAAATGCCTTCCAATCGTTTGGCCCAAATAGGGCTGCGGATTGGCTCAAGGAACGTGCCGAGCTTTTCCTCGGCATGCAGGGCGTTACGCCGATCAATCGCCATAGCTATGTGGCAAGGCACGCCTGAAACAGTAAAAAGAATCGCGTCTCCGGGCTCGGCCTCTTTTACTCTTTGCCAACGGTACTTCTCGGCTTCGATTAACCTCGTCAACTCTTCATACGCCCTGGTTGATGAGTAATCCAGATAGATTGGAAGCTCGGTTGAGAAAACATCCAGCTGCCCTCTACGATAAAGCCCGTAACAATCCCAACCGGTATAATCCCGGCCTTTTTCGACAAACGGTACCCGGATCGCTTTTGTAATGAACTCGTTTAATTTCATAAAATCCCGCCGTAATGCGAGGGGTTAAACGAATACGCCGGGAACGGTTCTTGTGTCAGGGACTCAAATTCAAGCGTGCCTTCAACGGTCAAAGCATCGTAGGGCACGTGTTTTAAGATCATTCCGGTAAACTCTGCTTCAACGATGTCCGGGGTTGCCTGGCGCACAACCGTGATTGTGACCGATGGCGGACTTGAAATCGTCCGGATCGCTTGTGCTATTTCGCGCGAGACGTTATCAATCCGCAGTCTGGCCCTTGGCGTTGCATCTTCTTTTGAGTCCGGTAACGTAATATCAAATCGATAGCCGACATACTCTTCACCGTTTGAGCTTATATTTTCTTTATTGTTGACCACACGTATCGGCACCAAAAGATCATCGTGATCGATTGTCACCAGCACCAGGGGGAGGTCGCTCTCCTGGCTCCACGCCTCTTGCTTTAATTCCGTTGATATGGTCATGGTAAAATTTCAAGATTTAAAGTGGCCTGCCATTCCCGGCTGCCGGATGCGCCCGACTTAAGCGACTGCCATTGCGGTGGGCTTTTAAAGCGCATCGTTACGGTTGAGTCATCAACCGGATGGATCCACGTAAATGAATCAGTCCCCTGATTTAAAGTTGTCCTGTAAAACTCCTGGAATATAAGAAGCTGGGATCCGGTTAAAATAATCGGCACGTTATACGTCTGGGTGAACGCCGTGAACCTTTTGCGCACACTAGCCGGCCCGGTGTCCATGGGCGAAATTAACCGGCTTTCGTCATCCCCAACGCTTGCCCCCAGAAAAGCTGCTTGCGGTAACCCTGATGGCCACTGGCTCATCTTCCCACCACCTTTTGCGATAATCCGAATGTTGAAGATAAAGCTTTAAACGTCTTTGTGCCTCCTCGGATATTGGAAGCCACCATTTCATCGATATAAATATTTATACGCTCAATGCCGCCATCATCCTGCCGGTCTTCCCGGACATTTGATCCTGGCGGAACATATACGTTAACGACCGTACGGCCCCCCATGTCTGCCTTGACGCCAAGATCGCCCCCGGATGTACGCATAAGCGGGATAATGGCTTCCGGTCCGGCCTCACCGGCTAACCCGCGCCGGCCTCCTGGCATCGGGAATGCGACCGGGGATCCAATGACACCGCCTGTGGCAAACCTAGTCAACGCGCCGTTATGAAAGACGTTCCCTCTGGCACTTCCAAAGAAATTCGACAAGAAGCCGCCGCCTCCGCTGCCGCCAAAAATCCCTCCGAATATCGGATCCAGGACCGCCTTGCGTAAGGCTATACGCGCAATATCTTCTGCCAGCGCATTGAATACATCCGACGCCTTTTTGCCTTCGATGATGGCGTTCTCAAATTCAGAAGAGAACGTCGCCCCCAGATCCCGCATGGTGCTGTCAGTTTTTTTGATCGCTTCCGTTTGTTTGTCATAGACTGAAATCATTTTTTCAGCGGCACGGTTGTATGTTTCCTGATCGATCGCGCCGGATGACATTAACTCGTTAAGGTGTTCTTGGTCGTCCAAAAGCTGTTCTAATGGTGAGCGCAAAGACTCTTTTAATTTATCGCCCTCTTCCATAAGCCGCTTGAACTCTTCGCCGATGTCCTGGTATTGCGCGACTGCGGCTGGAGCTGTGCCGGAAGCCTCCGGAATACCGGCCATCCTGTCCCAGTGCTTCTGCCAAAGGGCCTCAATCTCCTGGTTAGTGTTGTTACTTACATTCTTAAGGTCTTCGGCTGATTTTTTAATGATCGCCCCGATTTCTTTGTGATACCGGATAGCATTGATCCCAGGTCCTGAAACGCTGTCCCGGAAGGATCCGTCACCGGTCAGTTTGTCAATAACAGCAAGTGTGTCTCCGGTCACGATAGAAAACTTTTTTAATTCCGCACCGGCAATCTTCAGGAAAGAAAACACCGTAAGAAGGGTATTAGCGAAAACTTCGCTTCGGTGCGCCAGCTTGCCGGTCTGTTCATCGCCTTTAACGATCTGGTCCGTGTATTCAACCAGGATTGGAAGTACACTTTTAGCGATCGACAAAAAGAGTCCGTCCATGATGGCCTTTAGCCGGGTCATGTTGTCGTTGAACTCTTCGGCCTCTTTGGCTGTCTTGGAATCTAAAACAATTCCGAATCGCTCGGCTTCCTCCCGGATCTTCTGGATGCCTTTACGGCCTTCGTTCAAAAACGGAATCAAAGCGACTCCGGAACGGCCGAACAACTCCTGGGCCAGAGCGGCTTTTCTTGTGCCATCGGCCATCGTTGAAAACTTGTCGGCTATATCAAGTAAAAGGTCATCCGCCGCCCGCAGATTGCCGTTTGTGTCATTGACTTCGATACCCAGGGACTCAAAAGCCTGGCGCGGCTTTGCCAGCCCATCGGCCGCGTCCGAAGCGTTACGGCTAAGACGCGCAACGCCGTTGGCCAACGCTTCCAATTCGAAACCGGCAAGTTTCGCTGCGTGCTGATAAACAGACAACGACTCAACCCCTATGCCGAGCTTCTGGGACAATTTTGCAATCTGGTCTGCGTCGTCGAGTATTCTTTTAAATTCGAGTGATGCTGCGGTAACGGATAGTGCGGACGTAATTATGGGGAGATATTGGCGGGCAGCTCGGGATATGCTGTTCATGTTCCCGATAGCCTTGGCGGCTGCCTTGTCCATCGCAGAATTAAACTGCGCTGTTTCAGCTAACAATTTGATATTTAATAGGCCGAGTAATGACATTATTCTATCTTCTTGACCTTGTTGGCAAACATGGATTTTAAGGTCGCGGCTGTGTCAACGGGCGCGTTTAAAGATTCCGGTGCTTTGGGACCAGGGCTTTTTCCTTTTAACGAAAAGTAAGCCATCCATTCGGTCAACTCGTAACTGGTAATTGACCGAAGAAGCACCCCTACAGGCATATGCAATATTTCTGCCAGCCTGAAATAAAAATGCCGCTCTGGGCGGCGGATTAGTTTCCCTCTGCTTCCTTGATCGCTTTTTCAGTCATCCCGTTAAGGAACTGGGCCTTGCTGGCCAGTTTTCTTATCACTGACTCAGGCAATTTAGCGATGGCCGAAACGTCGTCTTTGCTGAAAATCTTTTTGCCGGATTCATCGACGACAGTCATGGCAATAAGCCGGAATTTGCTGCCCTTCATTTCAAGGGCGCCGTTAACGAACAAACTCCGGTCGAATTCGTCCCTTTGTTCGCCGGTCATTTCAGACACGTAAACATAACCCTTACATTGGGGCAATTCGACCTTGACCTTTTCTAGCTGTGTTGTGGACAATATCTGATCGCGTGTTAACATTTAAAACCTCTTCAAGTTGTGGTTTAGCTTTCCGTGATGGATCCGGAAATCTCAATTGTTACGGATGCGTCGACGACTCCGTCAACAGCCCCTTGCGTTGTGAACCCTGTAACGAAACCGATGAACGTCCAAACGGTTGTGTCAACAAACGTCAGACGAAACGGTGTAGGGTTGCCGGAGGCCTTCGCGGCTCTCAAGGCGGCATGCTGGGCATTGGCTGGGATATAGTTGATATTAAATCCAAGCTGGCCTTCATCTTGCAGCCCCATTCTTTTTTCTTTTGCGGTACTTTGCAGGTCGGTAACATCGATAACGGCAGCTCCACCGCCAGGACCGTTAAACGACTTTACTTCTGGAATGTCACTGTAGGCTACGGGTGACCCTGACCCGATCGCCAGTTCTGTTCCTTGTGCCGGCATAGCATTAACACTCATGTCTTATCCTCCTGTTTGACAATAAAAAAGGGGACGCCTGGCACTTTTGTAAAAGTGTCAAGCGTCCCCATGTTTTGTTGTCGGGACAATATTATTAAATTATAGGCTAACTATAAATCAAAAAAAGACTTGTGTCAATAATGGATGAATTATTTATGCCGTGCCTTGTTTCCTTCGTTTTCCCGGAACCGGATCAGGGATGGATCTGATTTATCAAATCCGATGATCCTCCCCTCGTGGACGATGAGGGTGACGGGAATCGTTCCGTACTTCATTTCTTCCGCTAATTCGATTAACGCCTTGAATGTTGTCTTTCTGTCATCTTGCATCTTGGTTCCTCTTATTGAGCTGTTTTTAAAAAAGTGAATGTTTTTGCCTTCTCGTGACAGGATAAAAAATCATTACAATAACGTATGTTCTGCTCACCTACTAATATTCCGTCGACGATTATCGGCTTTGTTAAAACATCGATCAGATGATCCGGTCTTTTCTTGCCGCATATATGGCAGGTCCACCAAATCACGGTCAATTAACATCTCTCATCGATAAAATACAGTAACCCTTTGGCATGTGCTCGAAATCATAATCGTGGAGAATATGAGTTACTTTTTTAACACAAACTTCGCCGGCAACGAACCGCTCATCTTCCCACAGCCTTAAAATTAAAGTGTCACCAACGGCAAACGGACGGTCATTCCTGCGTAAAGAATTATTCTTGTCGCCGTTTTTATAGTAAGGCCATTGCCTGGGCATACATTTTAGTTCGTGTACCATTCCTAAATTCCTCCAAATACTTCGGCCTCGTCAGACGCTACTCCAGGACAACTATATCAACCTGGTTGCCTTATTATTAGACACGTCTTGAGGCCGGGCTTTCGCCTTAAATTTATTACACCCATAACTTAATCGAACGTCAGATGCCGGCGATCTGCTCGTCCCCATTAACATACATTTGTAGAATTTTCTGTTGTGATGTCCTTCTGTAGCCAGGTGCCGGCAATCACGACATTTATTCAAATTTCCTTTTCTATACCCGAAGAGATTTTTAACATGTTGGAACTTCCCGTAAAACATTCTTGGCGGATTTTCGGGGATCTCTTCGCCGAAAAGCGACTTCATATCAATTCCTCATATATTTAGAAAATTTCTTAATTAGATGATATACATTTGCGTGCTTGAAGTGGCCCATGTACGAGGCCATTGTGTTTCTAAGCTGCTTATAACTTCTCACTCGCTGCCGCCTGAATTCTTTTATCTTGCGCTTTAAATTATTAACCACGCGCCGGCGCACCAAAATATAATCCTGTCTGACAATATAACCCAAAAAATCTATTCCATCGGACACCGCCCTGAGTTTCTGCCTCTTTGGGTGCAGCTGCAAGAGTAGCTTACTTTCGATAAACTTGGAAATTTTTAACCGGAATTCCTCAAGTTCATTAATATCCCGGCTCAATATCACAAAATCATCAACGTAACGAATATAGTAATTCGCCTTTAGAGTATGCTTGACGAACTGGTCGAGCTCATTCAAATAAACATTGGCAAAAAACTGGCTTGTTAAGTTTCCGATCGGTAGGCCGCGTTCGTTGTTCTTTCCGAAAAGACTTTTATTCTCCGGAATATGGTCCAGCAGGTTAACATCGCCCCTCTTGTAATATGACTTCGTGCAATCGGCAAATATCGTGGCGCCGGCAAGCCAAAGAATTTCAGAATCGGCAACCCTCCTTTTGATCAACTCAAAGAGGATTTGCTTGTTGATGCTCATGAAGAAATCTTTAATGTCTAACTGAAGATAATGCGCACGGAGATTTCCGTTACTAGTAACTTTTCTTAAGAATGTCTGAAGTCTGTCGACAGCGGCATGTGTGCCTTTGTTTTGACGGCATGCATACGAATCGTGGATAAAGACCGGCTCCCATATTTCGTTGAGACTGTCTATCAATACGTGGTGTACAACGCGATCCCTGAAATCAGCCGCAAAAATTTCTCTTAGCTTCGGCTTACTTGCTGCAAACAAAATTGAGCGCGAAGGGCGGTAAGACTTTTCTTTAAGTTCTTTTTCTAGTCTTAGAACATTCTCCTCGGCGTTAAACTCAAAATGCAGCGCATTGGTTGAATTGCGCTTGTTCCTTCGGCATTCCAAGTAACACCTGTAAATGTTCCGGAACGAGAACCGGCTATTTTTTAAGACGCTGGCTGGCGCGGACAGGGCGCACATAATTAGTATTGTCCTTGTGATTGTTGTTCACGTTGCCATTGTTGAAATTGACGCACCATGCGTAATCGGCAAAAAGAAAAAGGCAACAAATTGCTCATCCACTTAACGCCTTACGGCCTTGAGCTGGCGATCCTTTTGGGTACACCAGCCTGCTATTCTCATACCCGCGCGGGGTGGGACGAGCGCCCAGTGACTTGAAACTAGCGCTCTCTGGCCGGTTTATAGTACCGGCCTGATTCTGGCTTCTTAACCACCCCTCGCACTGCTTTGATACCTCTACAACAGATTTAACTGCAAATTCAAAACTGGCTGCCGATTTGAAGGCTTTTAATTCCCGGCAAAGATGAATTAAAATTTTCAGATTTTCGAGGCTTTCCAAAACCTCGGCAAGACACGTAACCCGATGTTCCTTCTTGTTCGCTTTGGCCACTTTGAAAAGAATCTTTCGGGAAAGATCGCGCAATTCCGTTCCAACGGTGTACTTATGGTACCGGGAGAACCCGGCAACGACCTTTTCAAAATGCACAGCAAGATCGAGCGACTTTTTATAGATCGGTAGACTTTCGTATTTTGAACTCATAAAAACCTCAAATTGTCAAACGGCCAATCACTGGCTGGCGCGGACAGGGCGCACATAAAGAGTATAGCCCTCGCGACTGCCGTCCACGCGGCCATAGCGGAAACTGACGCACCATGCGAAATCGGCATCTGGCGCGTAAGGTGTGGCAGTCCAATACCAGCCGCTTTTTGTGTCTTTAAAGGCTTCCTTGTCAATCGCTGGATCGTAAGTCTTATAATCGACGAGCGAATGCAGTTCATGCATTTCAGGAAGCCTGGCTCCCAGTGACGCACAATGTTTTTTTGCTTCTTCTAAATTCATTTGTTTTGAGGCTGTCGGGCCCCATTCAAGTTCCAGCCTACGGTCAAGGATCCACCCGTCATCTAATAAACTAAACCTGGATGAATTCAGTGGTGCCTGGGCCTTCTTAGCCTCCGGCTCTTCCTTGATGGCAAGGACAACCTTTTCAAGCAATTCAACTACTTTGTTCTTGTTCATGTTTCACTCCGTTAATTATTTTTTTAGAAAACCTTAAATGGTCAAACCGTCAATCACTGGCTGGCGCGGACAGGGCGCACATAATTAGCATCGCCCTCGTGACTGTAGGACACGAAGCCACCGTCGAAATAGACGCACCATGCGTAATCGGCAAGCTTTGGATGCCGCGTTCCGGTCCAATACCAATCGTCTGTCTTTGTATCTACAAAAAATTCGCTATTGATTGCCGGTTCAAATTTCGAATGGTCGACCAAAAGCCTTAATTCATCTACTGTTGGCAGACGTCCGCCCATCTTGCTGCAAAACTCCTGGGCATCACTTAAGTTCAATAAACCTTTTGAGCTTTTACCCCAGTCAATCCCCAGAAAATGGTCCCTAACCCAGCCGTCCTTTAAATTTTCAAACCTGTTCGGATCCTTCATTAGCGCGATTACATCGATACGCCCGGTTTTCTCTTCGATCACTTCTTTTTCCATACGTCCCCCTATGTTTTTTAATTGATTGGTTTTCTTGATTTCGATCGTATATTGCCCAACAGCACCGTACAGCTTTCCACACCTTAATTGACCGTGTTTATCCTCGATCAATATGTCGTCCATCCGGCACCCCTTTGCAATATTCTTGTTATTCATGCTGCAGTTAGCTAGCAAAAGCATCATCATCAGGAACCAGAACAGCTGCACTAATCTCATCTCACACCGTTTTCTTTTTTCATCATTCCCTTTTCGATCTGCTTTCTTCGTCGGGCACATTCACGATCGCCATTGGAACGATATGCTTTTCCGCATTTGAACCTGGCCAACAAGGCCTGCTTCATAGAAGATTTTTTAAAAAAGAATCCGTCTTTGATGGTCGGTTTGCGATTCTTCCTGCTTCTTAAAAATCTTTCGATAAAACCCGTTTCTTTTTTTTCTGATGATTCCATATTAACTCCTGGTTAAATTCAATGCGTGGAGGGCCCAGGATTCGAACCTGTCCTGACAGCCCGGTAACTGTCCGTGCTCCAATACACCTGGCGCCTCCCACATTGACGGGCTTTGGAGTATCACCCCTTGATTTCTGGTTCCCCTTGAACGGCTTGTTATTAGCCGACTCCGTGCCACGTTTTTTATGCAAGTATAGTTGTGTTGCCGAAGGCTTCTTGTTCTCGAAGATATGCTTTGATGTTCTTTATTGCCTTGTTCCGCCACATACCGCCGTCTGCCTCAAATAATGCGCACTCCGGAACGTCTCCACCTTTTTGCGACAAGCGCAGAAGAAATGTTGACTCTGGCTGCTCGATTTCTGCAAAGGTCCTAAACGGCCGCAGATTAACCATTGATGGCGCCGGCTGCATTTCCTTGACGGCTCCGCTGACTCCCTTCGTGACCCTTGCCATTTGTGTAATTCCGTCGTCTTCCAGCTGGATGGAATTCTGGGTTGTTAGTTTGCTAACGTAGAGTATTACGCGCGCCCGGTCCGGTGTGTCGACGAACATGCTTTGTAGTTTTATTATGAAATCCTCGTGGTTGATGAACCGGCCAAAACTGAAATTATGCTGCTCGTTCTTCGCGTGCATGAAGACCATTCTGACCTTGCTTTCCAGGGCGAATTTACGCGTTAAAAAAACATTATTTTCATCCAGGACGTGCACAATCAAATCAACGCGATCTAAGCCGTCCGGATTGTCATCAACGTAATCGATGATTGCCTGGATGTTTCCGACTTTTATTGTTTCGACTTTTGTTTCATCGAATACCGGCTTAAGATCTCGCGCGGAATACGTTACACCGTTAATCTCGACGGTGTGAGACATTTTTACAATTCTTTCAACGTCATTGACAATTGAGCTTTCCATGTTAATTTCTCCTGTATTTAATTTTGGTTGATCTTATTGTTTATCCGGATTTTGGTCCTGCTGCTCCTGGTTGTGGAAATCAAGGCCTATCTGTTTATAGTTGGCAACGTAGGCCTCTCCTTTTGGAGACAAGAAGATCGCGCTTTCATGCTCTGACGTTGATATGACCTTGCTGCTGCAGGTGACTGTAGTTGTCGCTGATTGCCGGTCCTTGCTGGGTTTGATCTTGAACTTGATCGTTATTTCGCGCGCTGCGTCCGATTCGACTGAAACATCGTTAATATTGCACATGACCTTCTTGAACTCTTCTGCGAACAATTCGGCGGCCGCCCCGCCGTTGATCGTAAGCAGATTTACTTTGGTGTGTTCCATTCCATCCCCCTTTGGTTTAAACTGTTATAAAAATCTCTGCTCGTGGATTGGTTCGATCAACGCCCATCGATACAAGCTCTAATCTGGGTATAACCTGCCATTTATCATTTTTTAAAATTCCGGCCTTAACCAGAAGATCCATTATCGATTCGGCTTTGTTTGTCAAGTCGCTCCCCAGGTTATCCGGGAAATATATAAAAATTACAACGACGCGCACTTTTTCAAATTGATCGATGCGCTGCAGCTCCTTCTGGTCCGAAACCAACTTGAGCTGCTTTCTCTCCCAGAGCTCGTGGTTCTTGCTCGGCACTGTGTAAATCCGGCCGGCGCGTTTAATTCTTCGCAGCTGGTTTTTTTTGCTCGGGATCCTTCCGTGGACCAATATTTGCGTTGTTATTTTTTGGGTTGTCATACACGACTACTTTTGCTGCGTTGAATTGACGGCATATGTACTTAATTCTTTCAACCTCGTCAACCGTACAGAAATCGGCGAGTTTTATGATTCCCATCCAACCACTTCCCTGGCGTCCTCCGGAAAAAGAGCGACTTCGAAAGGATATTTTTTAAAGTCAAATCGCAGCGCCTGGAACGGCCTTTGCACCTCTTCAATCGCCGATTTAAATGCCTCTAGCCGCCTGGCGACCTTCTGGACCTGTGCTGCATCCAGCAGCTCTCTTTTTTCGTAGAATCCGTACAGGATCTCGAACCATTTTTTGTTGTGGACTTCGGACTTCCACTGGCTGTCGAGATATTCCTGGATGAATGCCTGGTCAAAAAAACCTTTTGCCTCTTCGGCGCGGCGATGCTGCGGCGTCAGTGACCTGAACTTTATCAACTCAGGCGGAGGCGTATGATTTTTTGCCGGGGACTGTGACGTCGCTACGGTAAAGAGATCGAGAGAGCTCGTCATTCTTATCCTTTTCTGTTTTTGGTTCCATTTCCGGTGTGTATTTGATCCAGTCTTGCCAGTACCTAAACCAGGTCTTACCGTTCTGTGGGCGTTTCCACGTGTTTACAGATAGATGCCGTTTATAGTTTGCTAAAGCATGGACTATATCAGCCGCATCCTGATCGGTCTTTACTGTGGCCGCAAACGCCGTCTTGGCTAACGATTTCCCGGTTTTGTCTGGATATTCGGACCAGACCGTTTCGAAGAGTTGATCTCCCCCTACAACCCCCTCTTTTTTACCTTTACCATTACCTTTACCTATACTATAACCCCTAGCTAGGGGCTCACTAGCCCCTAGGCAGGGGCTTAAAAGACCTTCTTTTTCTAAAATTTTTATAATTGATAAGTGGCACTTATTATTAGGGTTAAGTTCATCTAATGAGTTGATTTTCTGTTGGAAGCAAACATACTTGTTTATGTACCATCGACCCGAAGAAAGTACGGTAATCCGACCATCCAGGAACGAAATACAGTCTTTTTCAATTAAATTTTGACCAACAAAAAATGTTGCGGCCGCGAAGTCCGGTTTCCAGATGCCGGCATGGTTGCACTTACACAAAAGGAATTCCCAAAAACACTTTTGATATGGTTTAAGGTTTCGATACCAAGGGTCTTCCCACTTTTCGGTATCTGTGTATCGATTGCTCATATTGACCGTGTTACCACTTTTCAATGGCTGCAATTTGTTCTGTTTCGTTGACGTATATTTTTTTATAAGATTTTAACGGCCGGACCGTGATCAGGTAGAGGCTTCCGCATGCACCATCTTTCAGTATTTGGCGGGATTCAGTATTTTCAGGCAGTTGGTTAACCGGCTTGACCGGCATAAAACCATGGTCCAGTAAAACAGCGCGAATAGCTTTATTTATTATGTTTTGACGCATTTTGTTTGTTGTATTTTTTGATGTAATCTTTTGTGATTTTAGGTAGCGGTTTATTCTGGGCGACGTAGTAGATTCCGGCATTAAAGGCAATGATGCGGTTTTCAATGGTGTCAGGCGCGTTGAAGTGTTTTAACATTTGCGGGATGCGCACGTTTATGTACCAGTCAGCGATAATAGTGCTAACGGAAGCGTTCCAAAGGTCGTCCATAGTGTACTGACCTTTTAGATGGAAATTATTATATTCTTTCAGACAGATCGGAGTGATTTGGTAGAGCCCGCGGCTGTCGTCCTTTTTATTGTGGGCCAAAGGATTGCCGGACGACTCGATCATCGCGATCTTGTACATATCGACCTTTATTTCGCCTGCACTGGCAACAGTGGCCCAAAGAATTATGATAAAGCAGATGAAAATCACACCGGCCAGGCAGGACAGGAACGCGTTAAATTCCTTCTGTTTTTCGCAGGCCTCGATCAACTCCTTAGTTGTCATGTTTTTACATTTGTTAATATCGTACATGTTCACCTCACTTTTAGTTTAGAGCGCTGGTTTGAATCATTTTGTCAATCTGGCGTATGTCGAACAGGATCTTCTTTCCCCCCGGCCGGTAGGCTTTGACGCCCATGTTTTCCCAGCTTGGCCAAATCCTGGCTGCGTGGTAATAGCTGATCTTCATGTAACTTGCTACTTCCCGTAATGTCAGCCACCGTTCGTTCATTTTTGCCTTTTCTTGAAAAATTGATAAATCCACATCCCATTTATTTTTAAATACTTACTTGATACGCTTTATATCAAAAACCCAAACTATCCCAAAATTCCCAAAAAATCCCAAACCGGCCATTTTCAGAAATATTTTTTCCGGTTACTCTCAATGACTTCCCGGGACAGATATTCCCGGGCGGCCAGGCCGTCAATAATCAAAAGTTCACACTCTTTGTTCAGCGGGTTATTTGAAACTAACTGGTGCTCTGTGACCTTCAAATTGGCCTTTTGAGTGAGGCGGCCGCGGAAATCTTCAGTTTTTTTGATTTTTGAGGATGCCATTGTTTAAGACCCACTTCCAATAGGGTTTTTAGGGGCAAATTTGGACGATCTTGGACAATTCGACCAATTGGTGCTTGTCAGCTAGTTTTTCCTACATTTTGGTAGGTTTTTTGGCAAAAAAAGAGCTCGTCCAGTGAAAGCCCGGTAATATCGACTAATCTGGCCATAAATTCACGAGATGGAAGGCGCGCATCGCTCATAACAAGGGCAATATATGATTCAGAGTATTTCATGGCTTTTGCCAGGTCGGTTTGGTTCCAACGGCGAAAAGCCAAAAATTCGTTTAGACGTTCGTGATTTAGTTTTATCATGTGTCCTACCTTTTAGTAGGAATGATAAAATAAATTCTACATTTTGTCAAGTGTTTTTTAAACAAAGTATACAATTTGGTAGGAAAAAATGCTAAAATCATACATTATGGAATTCAGTAAATGGCTACAAAATCAACTACTTGAGAGAGGCTTAAAGAAAAGTCAGCTTTCCTATTATTCTGGTGTCAGCGATGCAGAAATCTCTCGTTTAATATCCGGAAAAAGAAAACCGTCAGCAAAAACACTCAAAAAACTTGCTCCTGCACTAAAAGTGTCAGAGATTCATATATTTCAAAAAGCTGGGTTCATCCCCGACATAGAAAGTGAAGAAATTAAGCTTCTGCTCAACCTATCAAAAGATGTAATTGAAGCCCTACAAGATCCCCTAGCAAGAAAAGCTCTCCTGGCTACCCATTCAGTAAAAAAAAGTTCGGAACCTGCTTACAGTGAAATATTGGAAGTCATCGCTCGTATGGATCCGGATAAGATTCGAGCGGTCCTCAAATTGTGTCGAACATAAATCTACGAAAGGAAAAAAGATGAGCGGAATTAGCGACTACCTTTCAGAAATTAATTTCATAGACCCCCGCAAACCAGAAAAGTTAGAGTTCATTGTTTCAGGTTCAACAGGAAATAAATACCACTGCTCTGTTACAAAAAAAGGAAACAATTTAACAGCCATTTGCGATTGTCCTGGCGGAAAGAACCATAAGTATTGCAAGCATTTGTTTTCAATTTTAGCCGGATCCAGTGATAGGATCATAGACGGTGATATAAACGATTTAAAGAAAATAACTGATTGGCTGGCCGGCACGGATGTTGAATCGGCATTAAAGGCGGTCATTCTCGCCGAAGAGAAACTTAAAAAAGCTACAGACCACCTGCAGAAATGTAAGAATGATCTAGCCAAAGCAATGAAAAACTGATGGCCTCGATATATCGACGAAGAAATATCTGGTGGATAACGTACTACGTTAATACAAAAAAGATCCATCGTAGCCTTAAGACCAAAGAACACAAAATAGCTAAATCCCGCAAGTCGCAGATTGAAGCGGATCTGTCACGCGGGCAGCTGGCCTTCCCTCCGACTGGACGAGCACCGATTGAAGTTTATAATGAGTACCTGCAATACTGCAAGCCGAACGTCTCCAAAAGCACCTATTTTTCGTACAAGCACTACATCAAAGATTTTATCGAAACATCCCAGATTAGCCGGATGAATCAGATTACACCTCTTCAAATAAACAAATACCTGAGTGCTCAAACAAATCTCTCCGAGAATACCAGAAAACATATCGTTGATTACATCCGGACGTTTGTCCGTTTTGCCGTTTCTCACAATTACCTCGCTCAAAACCCGTTAATTGGATTACGGGTTAAAAAACCGGATGTTGTTCCACCACGATACCTAAGCAAAACGGAGATCCGGTCTATAATAGACTCATCCGTGGCCGCAGGATTATACCCAATGGTGATGACAGCCATTTATTCCGGGGCCAGGCTCGGTGAACTTAGAAGGTTAAAGTGGTCCCATATTGATTTCGAGCGCAAGGTTATCACTATTTATAAAAGCAAGACTGGACGCTTTCGCCAAATCCCTTTACATCGTAAATTGGCTGAAGCTTTACAGCCGCTGGCTGGTGATGGCCTGTGCTTTGATAACAGGAACTTAAGGAAGCGGTTTGACAAAATGAAAGCCGGAGCGTATATTTATGACATCGGTTGGCACACGTTCCGGCATACGTTTGCGAGTTTACTGGCCCAGGCGGGTGTGAGTCTTTATAAAATTAGCAAATACCTTGGGCATACCACGATCAGTACGACGGAAATTTATGCCCATTTGATACCGGAAAACAGCGATATTGAGGCGATAGATATTTAA